CTTCTTTTACTTTCTTGTTCATATGAACCTCTTAAGAGTTATGATTATGAAACTCGACGCGCAGTAATTGCGTAGCGAGTAGGGGTTGTTGAGAGCTAATAGCGCAACTCTCGCTTTGTAGAGTTGTGGTGTTAGATCGCCTACTTGGTACGTGATTGTCGAGTTTCATAATGGCTTTAACTCTTGAGAGGTGATTAAGCATGAACAAGAAAGTGAAAGATGCGGCAAGATATAAAACCTTCCAAGTCATTGATATCCTTAGTTTGAATAACACTGCTTGATTACTTTACAGGCTTACCAAGTCAGTTAAACCTTGCAAACCAGAACAGAGTCAGGTATACTACAGGTCTTTACAGTCTCCAAGGCTGCTCAGTCTGTAAGGTCTATCCAGTCACCAAGGCAGGGCAGGAGACCACCACCCCCCTACCGGATATATATAGCAATCACACACATTTCTAGAAACTTTGAAGTGTAAACTAGTTTAATCGGCTCTATAGTCTCTAAAGTCTCTACAACTAGGAAGGTCTTAAAGGGGAGTATTCAGGTGGGTCTATATACTATGCAAACCCTGGGGGCTTAATGGCTCTATTATAGTATTGATTTCACCATTTGTCAAGCTTTTTTTCACTTATTTAAAGAAAACACTTGACAAATGGCTCATACGACCGTATAATACTTACAAATGAAATATTCTATTGAGAAAAAAGAGACTACACGAAACCTGACAGAGATGCAGCAATCGTTTCTGGACAACGTATTAGAAACAGGAGGTGATCTGAGGAAATCAGCCGAATTAGCTGGATATAAAGGAAGTCCGAACCAAGTTATACAAAGTTTAAAAGAAGAATTAATAGATATATCCCAAGACATTTTGGCTCACAGTGCTCCAAAGGCAGCATTTAAGCTAGTATCTATAATGGATACTGATAGACCTTTACCGCAAGCAAGCTGTAAGCTACAAGCTGCCCAAGCTATATTAGATAGGGTAGGTGTGGTTAAAACTGAGAAGTTAAACATAGACCATAATGTTTCAGGTGGTTTATTTATATTACCCCAAAAGGAGAAAGTAGTATTAGAGGGTGAATATGAGTAATATTATTAATATTGATGTCCCTAAAGGATATATTAAAAGAGTAACTTCTACGATCCCTTTTGGCTATGTTGTTTCTGATATAGAAGGCTGGTTAAAGCCTATAAAGTCTCAGCTAAAAGACTTAGAATTTATTTGTGATATGGTTGTTGTAGACTCTCTAAGCTTAAGAATGGCTTCGGAATGGCTACACTTTAAAACAGGAAGATATCTATCTCATATTGGTTTAAAAAAGCACATAGACAAGACATATGACAGAACAGTTACAGAAGAAAGATTGGGATCTGCATCCTGAGAACTACCTAACTTCTTCTGAGGATGGTTCTTTTATATTAAAATTAGACGGAACCCCAAAGAAGAAATCAGGTAGAAGGAAGGGAACTAAATCTAGAAGCTATACATATCATTCTACCCAAAAGGCTAAAATGTCTGCAAAGCGATCCGTTAAGGATGCTGAAAAGTCTATAAAAACTTTACAGGGTAGATTAGGAAAGAAGAGATCATCTTTAAAAGCTAAGAAAGAAGTCTATAGTAAATTAGATTCTGACAATGCAAATAAAGTAGTAGATGAAGGAGATTTAGATACTCTTCCAGAAACAGTTAGATCTTTTATACAAGAGAATAAAGAAGGAAGAAGTGTAGTATTTAAAGCCAATGAAGGCCCTCAAGAAGCCTTCTTAGCTGCTGGAGAAAAGGATGTACTTTACGGAGGTTCAGCAGGAGGTGGTAAAAGCTATGCAATGATAGTAGATCCACTTAGGTTTTGTCATAAACAAGTCCATAGAGCTTTGATACTAAGAAGGTCTATGCCAGAACTAAGGGAATTGATAGATAAATCAAGGGATTTATATCCTAAAGCTTTTCCCGGCTGTAAGTACAGAGAAGTCGAGAAGCTATGGAACTTCCCTTCAGGAGCTAAGATAGAATTTGGTTTCCTTGAAAGAGATGCAGATGTTTATAGATACCAAGGACAAGCCTACAGTTGGATAGGGTTTGATGAGATAACACATTTACCGACAGAGTTCTCTTGGAACTATTTAGCATCACGCTTAAGAACGACAGATAGTGAGATAACGCCCTATATGCGTTGCACAGCTAACCCCGGAGGGATAGGAGCACATTGGGTTAAGAAAAGATACATAGATCCTTCAGAACCTGATGAAAGTTTTGTAGGAAAGGATGGACTTACAAGAAAGTTTATACCAGCAAGACTACAGGATAATCCGTATTTAGCCAGAGATGGGCAATACGAACAGATGCTGAAGTCTTTACCGCCTACGCAGCGTAAGCAGCTTTTAGAAGGCAACTGGGATGTAAATGAAGGAGCAGCTTTCACAGAGTTCAACTTAGAAGAACATGTTATACCTCCTTTTCAAATCCCTATACACTGGGAAAGGGTTAAAGGTATTGACTATGGTTATGCTTCTGAGAGTGCTTGTATTTGGGCTACATTAGATCCAAGCGATGGAACTTTGATAGTTTATAGAGAATTGTATCGTAAAGGCTTGACAGGAGAAGATTTAGGACGTAAGATAACTGAAATGGAACTTGTTGATCCGTTATCAGTCCAAGGAGTTTTAGACACATCTGCTTGGTCTAGAACAGGAACAACAGGCCCCACAGTAGGCGAAACACTCGTCCGACAGGGCCATAAATTACGAAGAGCAGATAAAAATAGAATACAAGGAAAGATACAAATCCACGAATACTTAAGATTACAGCCAAGCGGAAGACCAAGACTACAGATTTTCAATAGCTGTCCCAGCCTGATACGCGAACTTCAAAGTATTCCTCTGGATAAATCTAACCCAGAAGACGTTGATACTCATGCGCCTGACCATGCCTATGATGCCTTACGGTATTTGATCATGTCTAGGCCCAGAATCAACGATCCACTAAGCCAGTTGAGGCATATGCGTCTCGAACAGGCTTATACGCCCTCAGATGAAGTATTTGGATATTAAAGTTTATGGCAGAAGAAAACGACAATAATTTAACGGCTAATAATGTATACTTCAAAGAGGTAGAGGATGAAACAGGCCTACAGCTAACCTTGGAAGAGACTTTAAGGAAAAACTTAGTAGGTCTTATAACAGACCGTTATGATTCTGCTGTTACAGCGAGAAGCTTAGATGAATCTAGATGGCTCACCGCATATCATAACTACAGAGGCTTATATGCTAAGACGGTACGGTTCAGAGAGTCCGAAAAGTCTAGAGTATTCGTTAAGGTTACAAAAACTAAGGTATTAGCAGCCTTTGGACAACTCGTAGATGTTATATTTGGAGCTAATAAGTTCCCTATAGGTGTATCAGAAACTAAAATCCCTGAAGGTGTTTCAGAGTATGCACACTTAGATACTCAAAACCCTATGCCGGGAATTGAAACAACGCCCCCAGATACAACTGAGGGAGGAGGGGAAGAAAAGGAGTCTCCATATGATGTTGGTTACGAAGGCGACGGGCGTGTACTTAAAGCGGGAGCGTCCTATGGCCAAGGGAAATTTTCAGTTGTCTCTCTCGAAACTCAAGCAGAAGAAGAAGGACACCTTACAGAAGGGCCTAGCACAAACCCAGCAGACCCACAAGTCAACCCTGCCAGAGAAGCAGCAAGAAGGATGGAAAAGTTAATACATGATCAGATTGAAGAATCAAGTGGTGCTAGTGAAATTCGTAATGCTCTTTTCGAGTCTTCTTTATTCGGTACAGGCATTATAAAAGGCCCGTTCAACTTTAATAAGACTTTAAATAGATGGGAAGATGATGAAGAGGGTACTAGAGCTTATAAACCTGTAGATGTCAGGGTTCCTCGTATAGAATTTGTAAGTATATGGGATTTCTTTCCTGATCCTAACGCTACTAACATTAATGAGTGTGAATATGTCTTCCATAGACATAAGATGAACAGAACTAAGATCCGCTCATTGGCTAAGATGCCTTATTTTGATAAAGATGCTATACGCGAAGCCCTAGCAATGGGTTCTAACTACGAGGAAAAGGGATATGAACAAGAATTAAAGGACGATCATCGTTCAGAGGACTATGGTGCAGGACAGTTCGAGGTTTTAGAGTATTGGGGCGTAATGGATGCCGAATATGCTCGTCAAGTAGGCATGGAGGTGCCAGATGAAGTAGATGACCTTGATGAAGTGCAGATAAATGCGTGGATATGCAATAAACAAGTGCTAAGAAGTGTAATAAACCCC